AAATTTCGTATGTTTTCGAATTTCATAATCCCATCCTCGTACCTTAAAGCCGGTGTGCGAACTTAACCGGAAACAAGCTATTGTTCACAGTATCCAGTGAACAATAATCTGATATCTTTTGTATTTTTGGATTATTATATAAAAGTCCTGACACGACTATTGAAATATAGTCGTACTACGACTATAATTGATAAAAACATGAAGAAATGTGCGAGAAATGAGACAGCATAAGAACTAAGGGGAATGGGAGAAAGTGATGAATAAAGAAAAAATAGATGATATGGATTATTATGAAAAACATCTGTTGAATGCGACGAAAGAAGAAAGGGATTGCTATATAAGAGAACATCCCGATTTTATGAATGAATATCCAGTATCGTATGAACATCGGGAACTGCTTCAGGATAAGATTTATCGTGGATTGATGCGTAAGATCCGGGATTATGAAAAAAGTCGTGAGCAATAAAAAACTGACAGATCACAACAGAAACAGAATGAAATTCTTAATGGACAGAAAATGTTTCGTGTGGTTTGTCAGTTTGTTTTAAATAAACAGAAATGTTAATCAAGCTCTCTTAAAATGTTTTTTAATTCTGAAAACGAATGTATCGTCGGATAATCTTCCTTAACATCTCCAAGTCCATATTCAGCAAAGATAAAAGGGACACCGGCTTTTTTGCAGGAATCAGCATCGCCCTGGGTATCTCCGACATAGACAGGGGATGTCAGGTTATTTTTCTCCATTAATTTCAGAATCGTCTGGTCTTTGGAAGTCTGCGTCTGGCCAAAACAAAGGAAATCTTTGATATATGGTTCCATGCCTGCGCCTTTCATCATAACTTCAATATATCCGCACTGGCAATTGCTTACAATAAAAAGAGGATATTCCAGAGCCAGCTCTTTGAGTGTGTCCATAACGCCT